CCATGCGGCGTGGCTGGAAAGCCGCACGCTTGGGATCGGCGGTTCGGATGCGGCTGCGATATTGGGATTGAACCCATACAAGAGCAACGTGGAATTATTTGATGAGAAGACCGGGAGACGGATGCCGAAGGACATATCTGATAAGCCGTATGTGAAATATGGAACGGAAGCAGAGCCGCTGATCCGCAGGCTGTTTTCGTTGGACTTTCCGGAATATCAAGTCCTGTATCACGAGAACCGCATCCTGCGGAGTGTTGAATATCCATTCATGCAGGCTTCACTTGACGGCGAGCTGACCGACCAGGAAGGCAGAAAAGGCATCCTGGAGATCAAGACCACGAACATCATGAACAGTGCACAGTGGGGCAAGTGGGATGGCCGCATACCGGATAACTATTATATTCAGGTGCTCCACTATTTGTTGGTGACAGGTTACCAGTTTGCAGTGCTGAGGGCACACATCCGGTCGGACTGGGAAGGAGACAGGCGGACAGCCGTCCGCCACTATTTCATTGAACGTTCTGACGTTGAAGAAGACCTTGCGATGCTCTTGCAGGAAGAAAAGAAATTTTGGCAGCAGGTAACACACAACATAAGACCGGGCAGGATACTGCCGGAGATATGACAGGAGGTAAACATGGAATTAAGAATCACGACCAAGATGGAGCCGGGGACGCTCCCGGAGATCCAGTGGAACAGCAGCGAGTTGAAGGAAGAGATCCAGAAGAAGGCACAGGAATATGCATCCATTGCCTATACAGATTCCCAGACCGCAGAGATGCGTAAGGACAGGGCGACCCTGAACAGACTGGTGAAGGCGTTCGAAGAAGAACGAAAGCAGGTAAAGAAATTTTATGCGGCACCTTATGAAAAATTTGAGGCACAGGTGAAGGAAGTGCTGGAACCAGTACGCAGTGCGGTCAAAGTGATCGATGACGGGCTGTACGAGATCGAGCAGAAGTACCGCAGCGAAAAAACGGAAAAGATGCGTGAATATTATGACCTGTATGTCGGGGATCTTCGTTCTGTTATCCCTTTCGAGAAAACAGTAAAAGAAAGCATGTATAAAAAATCCATCACGGACAAGCATCTGGAAACCGCTTACCATTCGCTGTTCAACCGTATGTCTGAAGAAATGGAAGCACTTGAGGAACTCCCGGAACGTTTCCGTGACAAGGCTGTCCTGAAATATATAGAAAACTACAGCCTTTCGGAAGCACTCAGAGAGGGAAAACGCCTGGAAGAAATGGAAAAAGCCCTGGAAGAGCGAAAGAGAAAAGCAGCCGAGGAGAAAGCCAAAAAAGAAGAGGCATCCAGAAAGGCAGTACAGCAGGAAGAAACATCCGCTACTGCGGAAAACAAAGAAGACAGCAAGGCAGAAGTACCGAAAACTACGGCAGAAACACAGGAAGCAGAGAACACTACAGAAGTACAGGAAGAGATCTGGACACTTGACTTCCGTGTACGCGGCACCAAGAAACAGATCATGGATCTGAGAGAATACCTGATCCGCAACAACATTCAGTTTGGAAAGGTGGAATAAAACATGGCAGTAGCAAACAGTCTTGCAAACAGACAGACAAGAAGCAGCATGGCAACGTATATGTCCCAGGAAGCAGTGAGGAAGCAGATCAACAGCGTGGTCGGCGGCAAGAATGCCACCAGATTCGTCTCCAGCATCGTTTCCGCAGTACAGACAACACCGGCTTTGCAGGAATGCACGAACCAGAGCATCCTGTCAGCTGCATTACTCGGTGAAGCACTGAACCTCTCACCATCCCCACAGCTCGGACAGTTCTATATGGTCCCGTTCAAGAACAATAAAAAAGGCTGCAAGGAAGCACAGTTCCAGCTTGGGTATAAGGGTTATATCCAGCTGGCAGTGCGTTCCGGATACTACAAACGCCTGAACGTCATGGCGATCAAAGAAGGGGAGCTTCTCCACTACGATCCCCTGAACGAAGAAATTGAAGTGAACCTGATCGAGGATGACATCATCCGTGACGAGACACCTACAGCCGGTTATTATGCCATGTTCGAGTATGAGAACGGATTCCGAAAGACAATGTACTGGTCGAAGAAGAAGATGCTGGCACACGCCGAAAAGTATTCCCAGGCGTTTGGAGGGAATGGCGGGGCGAGATCGCTGGAACTCCTGGAAGCCGGGCAGATCCCGGAAAAAGACCTCTGGAAATATTCTTCTTTCTGGTTCAAGGATTTTGACAGCATGGCATTGAAGACCATGCTCCGCCAGATCATCAGCAAATGGGGCATTATGAGCATCGACCTGCAGAACGCCCTGGACAAGGACATGGCAGTGATCCACGAGGACGGAAAAGCTGAGTATGTCGATTCCGTAAAAAAGGAAGAACCGGTGGCAGAGCAGGAATACAGGGAAGTCCCGGAAGCAAAGACGGATGTACCGAAAGCAGCAGAACCACCAAAAGAGGCAGATGCTTCGGAACAGATGAGCATGGAAGATATGTTCTTCAATAATTAAAACAGACCATCCCGTTAACCTCACCGGAATGGCCGCTTACGTAAAAAGGAAGTAGAAAATGAACAGTCAGAACAATAACGAAGAACCAAAGCTGTTCACGTTCACCGTACCGGGCAAGCCGCAGGGCAAAGCCCGGGCGAGAACATTCCACAACAGCAAGAGCGATAAAATGAGCAGCGTGACACCGGAAAAGACGGTGCTGTACGAAAACCTGATCAAGACCTGTTTCCAACAGAAATACGGACAGAAACGGTTTTCGGATGATGCGTATGTAGCCGCTAATATCTTGGCGTATTTTGAGCCGCCTAAGAGCATCTCGAAGAAGAAAAGGGCAGAGATGCTGGAAGGGAAGATCTGGCCGGCAAAGAAGCCGGACAGTGACAACATCGCAAAGGTTGTGCTGGATGCCCTGAACGGCATCGCATACCATGATGATACACAGATCATAAAACTGAGCGTCACAAAGGCGTACAAAGAGGAAGCGTATTTGAGCGTTACTCTGATGCGGTTCGATACATAAAGAGAGAAAAAGGAGGCTGATATGGCAAGGAAGAAGCAGGAAGGGAACCGCTTTTTCCGGATGGATGCAGACTTCTTCTCAGACAGAAAGATAAAGATCCTGAAAGCCCGCTATGGGGCGGATGGGATTGTCTTGTACCTGTATCTTTTATGTGAGATCTACAAGACAGGGTATTACTTACAGGTTGACGATGATTTTGAATATATCATCTCGGATGACCTGAACATGGATGGCAACAAGGTGAAGCAGGTCTTGAACTTCTTGCTGGAACGGTCACTGTTTGACGATACACTTTTCCAGTCGGACAAGGTCTTGACCTCTGCCGGAATACAGAGGCGTTATCAGGCGATGGTGAAAGCCAGAGCCACGAAAACGCCGATCACAGCCGAGAGGTTCTGGCTTCTTTCGGAAGAAGAGACCGAAACCTTTATTAAAGTGAACCCTTCTTTAAATTCTTCTGAGAAAAAAAGCGATTTTTCCGAGAAAAAAGAGGATAATTCCGAGAAAAATAACACAAAAGGAAAGGAAAAGAAAAAAGAATATATAGATATAGATACGGCTCCGCCGGATTCCTATTTTTCTGATGATTCCCTGAACAAAGCCTTCCTGCTGTTCCTGAAGACCAGGAGAGAGGAAGGTGCAAGGATCACAGAAGAACAGGTGAAGCTGTTGAAAGAGGATCTTAAGGATTTGTCAACGGATCCGAGGAAGATGGAGGCGATTGTCAGAAAAGCGACTGTAAGCGGCTGGAAGAGCTTCTATCCAATCAAGAAGCAGCCAGCAGCCAAGAAGAAGGAAAAGAAAACCGTAAAGAATACATTCAATGCATTTCCACAAAGAGACTATGATTTTGACGCACTGGAAAGAACGTTGAACGAGTAAGGAGGCAATATGGAACAGCTGAAGATTTTTGAAAATGAAGAATTTGGGCAGATCAGAACCGTGATGAGAGATGGGGAAGTCTGGTTTGTGGGAAAAGATGTGGCTGAGGCGTTAGGATACGGAAAAGGGAAATCATTAGCAAATGCCGTTTCTGATCACGTTGATCCAGAAGACAAAGGGGTCACCAAAATGATGACCCCTGGAGGAAATCAGAAGGTGACTATTATTAATGAGTCAGGATTATACTCACTCATTCTCAGCAGCAAATTAGAATCAGCGAAGCGTTTCAAACGCTGGGTGACATCAGAAGTGCTGCCAGCGATCCGCAAGACTGGTAGCTATGAGATGGACGACTATTCGCCGGAGATGAAAGCAATCCTGATGCATGATAAGAAACTGGTGAAGATTAATAACCGCGTGACAGATCTGGAGAACCATATGACGATCGACTACGGGAAGCAGGTCGTCCTTGGCGATGAGGTCAACAAGGCGGTCCTGGACGCACTGGGCGGCAAGCAAAGCAATGCCTACAACGAGATCGGCAAGAAAGTATTCGCGGAGTGTAACCGCGATCTGAAGCATTATTTTCACATCAACGCCAGAAACAACGTGCCAAAACGACGTTTCGAAGAAGCTGTGCAGTACATTCAGAGATGGAGGCCCTGCACGAATACACAGATCCAGATCCGTGACTGCAATGCACAGGTGTGTATGCCATGAGCGGGGACGAGGTATTCACAATACAGGCAAGACGCTGCAAACGGTGCGGGAGGCTTCTGACGAGCCAGGAAGCAGTGGAAAGAGGTTACGGCTGCCAGTGTGCCATGAAAGCGAAAAGAGAAGAAGAGGCATAGAAACCGATACCGGGACAGCGGACGATATTCGATTATTTGGAGGATGAAGAATGATTGTGACAAAGTTGGACGTAGAGCAGATGTGCAGAGAATGTCCGATGTTCGAACCGGAAATGAAACACAGAAAAGCGTCTATACCTGAAAGCGTGAAATCACACCATATGCTGATAATTACGTGCAAAAATCAACGTTTTTGTCTGCTTATGTGGAGTTATTTGAGAGGAGAAAATAAATGAATAAAGTAATTTTAATGGGACGGTTGACCAGAGACCCGGAGATGCGTAATTCTAACGGAGAGAGCAACACGGCAATTGCACGCTATACGCTGGCAGTTGACAGACGCTACAAGCGTGAAGGCGAAGCGGGTGCTGATTTTATCAGCTGTGTGGCGTTTGGCCGCAGTGCAGAGTTTGCAGAAAAGTATTTCCGCCAGGGCTTGAAGGTAGTGATAACCGGCCGCATCCAGACCGGGAGCTATACCAACCGAGATGGCAACAAGGTCTATACAACAGACGTGGTGGTTGAGGATCAGGAATTTGCGGAAAGCAAAGCGGCGGCACAGAGAAACCGGGAAGAGAGCAGCCAGGAACGACCGGAGCCGATGCCGGTAGATGAGAACGGGTTTATGACACTTCCGGAAGATTTTGACGAAGAGCTGCCATTCGCATGACCGGTCAAAAGCGGTATTTCTGGCTGGCAGTAACCGCAGATGAGTATGAGCTGCCGCTGGCCGTCGAGGATACGGCAGCGGCATTAGCAAGGCGGCTGGGAGTCAGTGATGATACCGTCAGGGTGATGGAATACCGCGGAAAAAATGAAAGGTACAGAAAAACGAGAAAAGGACCGATGCCGGGCTTTGGAACCCGGTACAAGGTCCGGAAAGTGGAGGTGGATGGATGAGAGACATACTGTTCCGGGCAAAATTAAAAGATACGAATTACTGGGCAGAGGGATTCTATTGCCGTATGAGAGAGACGACATACTGTTGCGAGGAAGATTATAAACGGCATCCTGTACCGTTGCATCATCTGATTGCAGTGGACGAAATGACAGACTGGGGTCTGCCAAACAGATTGCGACTGTATGAGATCAACCCGGAAACATTATGCCAGTATACAGGATTGTGTGATAAGAATGGTAAGAAAATCTGGGAAAATGACATTGTACAGTATGGGGAATATACGGCTGTTGTCAGACATGGAAAATATACAGCAGGATTTTATGTTGATTTTCCAGAGGAAACAAATTACAGAAAAGATCTGGGCTACTGGTACAAAAAAGTAAGTGTGATCGGCAATGTGCTTGAAGATACAAAAGGAAACCGTCTGGAATCCCATACGGTTAACGAGCCCGGATGGATCCCGGTAACGGAGAGACTGCCGGAAAATGATGATTATGTGCTGATGTCGTTTGAAAATTTTTCTCTTCCATTGGTTGGGAGATACGTGGACGATGAAAAATTAGGCGGTGCATGGTATCTGGGGGATTGCTTCGACGAAGATACCTGTCTGGCAAATGACCTGTTCGTCAATGCCTGGATGCCGCTGCCGAAACCATACAGGGAGGATGAGTAGAATGATGACCTGCAGTGATTGCCTGTGTTATTACTGCCTCTACTACTGGTCGGAGCGATGTCCCTACGGAGGGTGTTATGACGATCACAGAGCACAGGAAGATCCATACACGGATCATTATCTGGAAAGGCATCTGTGGTCAGACAGTCATAAGCCAGGAGAGCAGGCACACTGGTGCAGGGGCGGCAACTTATATCCGACAGAAGAATGCCCATATTTCGAACAGTATGAAGGGCAGAAAATAGAACAATGTTACCGTGCAATGATTTCCACGTTCCAAGATGGATACCGATCGTGTCCGATGATGGTGAATGGAACATGCGAAAAGTGTCTGAGAGAGCTGAATGAGGCTATACAGGAAGGATGAATAACATGGCAATATATCATAAAACATTACAGTATCACGAAGATACTACAGAAAAGAGAAGCCTGAATGATAAGGACATTAAGTTCTTGGTGGAATTGCAGAAAGAAATGAATACGCAGGACACGACAGAAACGGCTGAACCGAGATTCTGGGTCATCAAGGGAAGCGAGAGAGTGCAAGACGATGAGAACGCAGACGAACTTGTCTTGCAAGCAGATGGAAGCACCGTTACAAGCACAACGGAAGAAACAGTGAAGTACCTCAATGATAATATCCTGTCAGACTGCAATATCAATCGAGAAAACTGCAAAATTGGAAAGGGGTGTATATTGGATTTTATACTGATGTATACGGAAGATGGAGAAGAAGAGTATGAGGACTTGATAGCGGAGGAAGTGAATGAATTTCTTGCCAATAATGGATATGATGATGTCAGGATAGTTGGTATTTCGTTCAGACCAGTTGTGTATCCGAACACGATGTTTCTGACCGAAAAGGAAGCAAGAGAACATCTGGAACGAAACCATTACCACTATTCAGAAGATGCACATACCTACTGCATGTGTGCCTGGAGATCTCCGGAAGTATGGTGGCTGTGGAAGATATTGCGGGAGGTGAAATGGGATGAATTACGACAGAACGTGTAACACATGCAGATACCACGACAGCAGAGGGATCTGTGTGTGCCCGAAGAGTGAAGAGTTCAGAGATGTTACAGTGAACGCATACTGCTGTGGACAATACGAAAGAAGCTGGAAAAAAGCCATGGTTGAGGCGTTCATGAAAGGGGCGAGAAGATGAAGGATGAAAGCAGCTGAAAAAAATGTAAAACGTAAAGCACATTATGATCATCTGGAGCAGAGTGTTGATGCTGATACAGCCAGAAGATTCCATGAACCAGCCGCAGTAAAGAGCAAGATGACAAAACTGGCATCAGTCAAAATTATAGAACATTACATAGAACACACCGATGATGAAGACGGTGAAATCCTGGAAATAATAGCAAGGAAATGCATGAGGGGAGGCGATGCCGGTGGAGATCAGAAAGCGAGATATGAAGCTGAGCGATCATAATATCTCAAGAGACAAATACAATGAGCTGAAATACTTCTGTTTGCAATACTGGCAGAAAAAGCAGGAGATTGACAGGAACTATGGCATAGACGGTTTTAGTCAGGACGGGATGCCGAGAGGAACGTCGAGCAGCAACCCAACGGAGAAAAAGGCGTTGCGGATCGCACAGCTTAAGCGTGACACGGAGCTGATCGAGCAGACGGCGATGGAAGCGGATGCAGAAATATATCCGTGGATTCTGAAGAATGTGACGTCTGGTGTGCCGTATGAATACATGGATGTGCCGATGGGGCGTAGAAAATTTTATGAGGCGAGAAGATACTTTTTCTTTCTTCTGGCACAAAAAAGATAAAAATTTTTAAAAGTGGGTAACTAAGAGGGGGTACTTTCGTGATTTAATGGTATCATCGGTTGGTTGAAAAACTGATGCTGACATGATTGGTTCTTTTCATTTACCTCCGTATATTGTATATCTGCCGGGTCTCAACAGCCCGGCAGCATTGGAACATAGCTCAGTCGGTGAGAGCAGCTGGCTTATAACCAGTGTTGTCGAAGGTTCGAGTCCTTCTGTTCCGACTGGATTTAAACCATCCAACCACATACATTTTTTAAAACGTCCTGTAGAAATATGGGGCGTTTTGTAGTATGATAGAAAAAATGTATGCAGGAAGGAAAAGGATTAAATGGCAAGAGAGAAATTAGCGGAAGCAAATATTATTAATAATGCTTTAAGATATACTGTAAGAAATATAGATCAGGATAAAAATTTCTGGATGATTCGAACTAAGAAAGGATTTTTTTTTGAAGAGTTTATAGCGGACAAATTTGTTGCATTGGGGTGGAATATTATTACTCAAAAAACAGATTTTGGAAAGAAACAAGAAGAAATTCTAAAAGAATCTATTAAGAATTGGTATGGGGATTTAAGACCTGCTGGAGCAATTAATAAATGCAAGAGTTTTATTTTTGATATTCAAGAGGGGGATTATATTTTAATCCCAAACAGAAGAAGTGAGAAAATAGCAATCGCTAAGGCTGGAGAATATTATGAAGTTGAAGGAAAGGAAGCACGAGATGAGCTAGCAGTAATTCCTAAGATTGATAATGGCGAAAAAGAAATTATGCAGGTAAAATGTCCTTACAGAAAAAGAAGACATATTGAAGTTTTAAAAGTAATATCTCCTGCATCAATGAGCTATAATTTGCGACAGGCAATATCTAATTATCATGGACTTAGTAATCTTAATGATTATGATAGAGATATATTAAATTGTTTGTATGATTGTTATGCTTACAAAGGTGATTTGAACATTGCGATTAATGTGAGACAGGTGAATCCTTTAAAACCAAGACAAATATCTAAACTTATGTATAGCTTTACAGAGTTTGTGTGTTCCATTTCAAATGCGGATGATATATCGACAACTATTAATTTAAATTCTCCTGGTTCAGTCAGAATGAAATTAAAAAATGTTGTGTCGACTTTAGATAAAGCAAAGTTGCCATTGATTTTTCTTATGATAACAATAACAGGTGGAAAAGTAAAAGATGTTGAATTGCCAGGGATTATTGGAACTATACGCGAAGCTAAGACATTGGATTTAACTATTGAAAAAGAAAAAATTGAATTGGAAAAGGAAAAAGAAGAAGTTAACACACAAAAACTTGAAAATATGATGAAAGCTTTAGAGCTTTATGAAACGGCAAAAGAGGGGGGGCGTGGATATTGAATATGCATTGCAACAATTGGAAACGTTAGGTTCATTGAGTGAGGATTTGCAATTTGAATCAGAGGATATAGATGACGTTGATGAGAATCATGACAACGAATAGGGTGATTTTATGAAAAGTATATTATACGCCATTTGTTTCTGCACGGTTGGATCTATTATGTGGTTTTCTATCGGTTTTTCTGTTATTGAAAAACAATATAATATAGATATAATGTTTGATAGTTGGAAGAAAATAATTATGGCATTTTCGATGGCAATAGTTTTTTCAGGTTTTATGACATTTATATCCTATATAATATTTAGTGGTTTGTAAATTTACATTATGTAACATCAAAGCAGCCTTAGGGTTGCTTTTTTATTGTCAAGAAAGGCAGGTGAGACGAATGACAAGAAATATGCAGAGTTACGAAAATTTGCAGTATCGTATCTACGAGGGCGTTGGTGAGTACGGAACACCACTGTTAGAACCTACAGAGTTTGAGAAATGTGAATTTATAGGATTCAACTATTGCAGAACCTGTAAGGACAAGGAGGGGAAAGGCGTACATTTCTTTCTGGATGACTACCAGTTCAATCGTATCTGGAACCAGCCAAACAAATACCTGCCAATCTTACAGCAGTTCCGGTATGTAATGACACCGGATTTCTCCATGTATACGGATTTTCCGAAAATCATTCAAATCTACAACCATTACCGAAAACACTGGATCGGAGCGTATTTACAGGAAAATGGAGTGGATGTAATACCAACGATAAGCTGGAGTACACCAGATAGTTATGAATGGTGCTTCGACGGTGAACCTACAAACGGAACAGTAGCTGTATCGAGCGTTGGAACGCAAAAGAACAAGAGAGCAAAGGAATTATTCATACAGGGATATCAAGAGATGGTAAGAAGGCTGGAACCGGAAACCATTATTTTTTATGGAAATGTACCGGAAGAATGTATGGGAAATATCGTACATGTTCGGGCGTTTCAGGAGAAATTCAAGGAGGCAAAATGTAATGGGTGGTAGAGGTGCTGCCAGTGGTGCAGCGAATGGAATGGCATTAGGGCGAAAGATGAGTGTTTCAAAGTTTTTAGAAAATCTAAAAAAAAACAATGCTAATACGGTG